AACTCTCCCCAAGATTGAGTTGAGCCGTTACGCACAGACAAACGCCAGAGGTCATACTGGGAGGCAGATGACAAAAGACCAGATTGGTTGTTAAGATTAATGCTAATGTTATTAAGTGTCAAGAAAGAAGAAGAGTTATACCATCTTTGCTGGGACATTGGGACACGAACATTAATAAGGAATAAATCTGGAATTTGATTAATTTGAAGATTGGAAGAGGTTAGAGTAGCAGAGGCAAGAGAAGAAACTGAAGGTTGATTGGCTGAATTTGTTAGGTAACGAGGAAAATCCATATAAGGCACAACGTTCTTGGTTTGGATAAGGTCGCTTGGTTGAGTAGAAAGGAACTTTAACAAGAGAGCAGGAGCTGATGGTTGCTGTGCGATACCAACGGCAGAAGCAGTTGTAAAACCGTTTGGTTGTGCCGCTGTTCCTAAACTAATAGAAGTGATGTAGTTATTAGCGGTGGAGAATAGACGCTTACACTGAGCGTCAATATTCAAAGTCACAGTCATATTGTTGATACCCAAAAGTCCCTGACAGTTATATTCGGGGTCACCAAAAATGAATGGAGATAAAATAAGAGGTTCGCTAACAACAGTAGAAACAACAATAACCCAAGTATTAGTGACAGCAACGGCAACAGGAGAATTGTCTTGAAACACACCTCCTTGGAAACGTTGAAGCACAACGGCAACTGGGAAAGCACCACGAGGCACTTGGTCTATATCAAAAGAAGCGTTATCAAAAGCAGAAAGTGGGTTGTTATTTGCTCCTACACCATCAGCGTAAGAACCGTAAGCACAATCTGGAAATGCTGGAGTAGTGCTGTTGTATCTATATAACTCACGAGAGTTATTCATACGAAGTAAAGACGGGAGAACATCTTGAGTATTAATAGTTACAGTCGTGTTGTTTACTTGTGCGGTCGCTGTAGTAAAAAGTGAGTTGAGAGGGAACGCCTGAAGAGCATCAGTTAATCCGTAATCAAAAACAGAAGAACCAATAGGCACTTGATTAGCGGGAACTGTAGCAGAACCGGCGGCTATACTAAATGTGAGACCTGAAGTAAGCATTACTGCTCGGTCAATCACAACATTTTCGCTCATTTATACCGCCTATTGTTGTAAGCATTTCCTCATACAACAGGCATCACCTTACATTTAAAATTACTAAATTAACGATGATTACGATTTCTCGTAGGATTAGAATACACCTTAAAGGTCTTGATTGATAAAATCAAATAACCTCCACCCCCATCTACTCGTTGAAGTATCTTCTTTTCCTTATCATTAGCGGATTAAGAAGACGAACTGCGGATTGTCCCTATTCTGTAACTTATTACTATACCGATAGTGATTAACTACCGCCACCATATAGTTTCCTAAATGGTTTAGTATTACAGACCTAACAGGATTTCCCACGCTATTTTGGGGTGTTGCCGTTTAATTACAAATACGACTTGCCTTATCTTTTGGATAGACACTTATTCCCTGACGATTTTAGGAACTTGAATATTAAAAATAAGTGCCGAGTTGGAGGCACTTGTAGATGGAAAACGTTGGTAAGTAGTTTGGGAAGCACCAGATTTAACGGCAAAGTCCAAATCGGCGGTGATATCCCCTATAACACTATCTTTTACAAGAACAGTTTTAAAGTCGCTCATTTTATAATATACCTAAATATAATAAAATTGGCTGGAGAAAAAAATTAATAAAATTTCTTAATTAATAGGGGACGAACTTTTCTTAATAAATGCGAATTTAACTGTCACAGAACCTCCGCTATTTAAAGCAAATGGAATAAGTTGTCCTGTTTTTATTCTATAAAAAATAGAAAGGTCTAAATTGTAAAGAGGACGATTTCCGTATAAGGTAACATATCGGTATTGGGCTGTCGGCAAATAAACAAGTGAAGGACGGTAATTACCTGTATCACTTACTAAGTCAGTAATTATATTGGCTGTATCAGCGTTATTTCCTCCTAAAACTATCTGTTCGTTATTATTATAGACGACTGGGGTGGATACATTATTGGGTTGGATAGGTAAAGTATTTGAAACGAAAACTATTGCTAAAATGGGCGACCAATTCTCAATTGTTGGGTATTCTTGATACAAACTATAACCGTCCCAAAAAACAACGGGAGAAGAATTTGGCACTGTTACTTTCGTAAAATTAAGTCCTCCAAAATTAGCTAACTCTATCGCAAAATTTCTACCATTTGATGAAAGGATACTTCCATATCCTAAATATCTCGCTGGGAATGAATTGAAAAGCTGAAAACAAGGAGCATTCATATAAATACGAATTGGGTTAGTTCCAGCTAATTGGTTAATACAGTAAGCATATTGTCCTATCAATTGAGCCGTATTGCTTGTGCCGTCCCACGTTAAAAATGGGGCGTAAATTGCTGGATTTGCTACACCAGAATTCGTTAATTGTTGGGAAAGAGATAAATCAGCCGTTCCGTAAGGCACTTGTCCTAAATATCCAAATGCTCTTTGGTAAGCAACCCAAACTAAATAAGTCCAGAAACTATATGAGTAGCAATTGTAGTATCCAGTATCGTTTATCTGTATTCCGTTTGTTCCTAAACTTTGAGGAACAGGGATAGATATGTCTTGCGGAATCCATTCAATAAAACTTTGTGCTGTGTATTTAATGCCTGTTGCTGGGTCAATATAATCTAAAGTAACAGAATAAATGGTTAAATTAACATCGTATGGGGGAACGCCTTGCTGTGATGCTGGTTGGATTGATGGAATAAATAATGGTAATGTTCCCGTTTCAACAGTGAAACGCAAAATACTCATATAGTAATCTTCAGGGACATTAATAAATGGTAAAGTTCTCTGCTCGTTGTAGTAAAATGGCTGTGGTTTAGTCTCTGTATTTTGAAAATTCGTAACGGTTAAGTCGAAGTAGATTTGGTCCGGGTTTGTTGAGTTTTTTACTAAATTAAACTGTGACATTTATATTATACAATATAATTATTTTTTCTAAATTATAGTTTATAAAAGAAGATAGTTAGAGTGCTTTATAGATTTAAAATGTTTTGATTTGTCACCGTAACTATAGCAACCACCGCATTCGCATATAGTTTTTTTATTTTTTCGTTCTTTTATTTTTTCGTTATTATTTAATTGATATTTTTTGTGATATTCTGCTAAATTCTCTTTATTAACTAAACGATATTCTTTTTGTTTCTCATTTATTTTTTCTTTGTTTTGTAAATAATAATCTTTGTGATATTTTAATACCTGTTCTTTATTGTCTGTATAATGTTGCTTTGTTCGTTCTATTATTTCCTCCTTGTGTTCTAAATACCATTCAGTCTGTGTCCTTAAAGGTAAAACTTTATTTAATGTTGCTTTTAAAGTTTCAATCCAGTATCGCTCTTGTTTTAATGCTTCATTAACATCATTACAATTATATTTCTCAACTTCAATCATATCCCAATTATTCCAACCACCAGTATCACGAATGGTTTGATAAACAAATAAATTATAATTTTTATCATTCTCATTGTTACAACTGGTTTTGTGACCATATCTTCTCTTAATAAAATTTGTCGTGTGTCCTATATATAAATCTGTAATCAATAAATCTTTACAGACAAGCTTATAAATGATTGTTCTGCTGTAATCCATACTAACTTTAGGCATTCTATAATCTTATATAAGATGTTCTCTTTAAGCCCTTTTACAAATCAATTTTTTCTAAAGTTTATAGTCAGCCCTGATACAGTATCTCATTAGATAATTATTCGGGGCTGGGACAGCATCTGCTAAAATCTTTTGAACAGAACCAGCACCAACGTATGACGCAACTTCGTTAGAAAGAACTACTGAAACTGACCCTGCTGGGTGCGAATTGTTATTACCACCCTGTAAAAAGGTTTGAGATGGAGAACCTGATACATCTTTAGTAAATCCATTTGTCGTGATAATTGGGTGTCCTGTAGTTTGACAATTAAAGGTAATAGCATTTTGAGAGTTAGTCGTGAATGGCGGAATGTTTGGCTCTGTTAAACTAAATTCCACACCAAGTGTTCCAGAACTACCAGCATTACTCGTGTTCGCATTTACATTCGTTCCTGATAAAAAATAATCTACTAAATTTGGTAAATCAAAATCATTCGCTGTTTGACCGTATCCAACACCATTTAAAATCCTAAATAATTCAGGATATTCAAGTATAGTATATGTTGAACCATTACATACTAAAAATCCCGACGGAACATTTAGACCGAAGAAGTTAATAACTGCTCCAACTGGTAAATTATAATTATTGTAGTTTATTCCTGATTTTGTCGACATTTATAATATACATTTATATTATACTTTTTTAAAAGTTAAATATAAATTAAGAATTTGGGTTATTTTTCTTCTTAAGACGATATTCTTTTTGATATTGCTTTTGTTGTTCTTTGTTTTTTAAATAATATTCTTTGTGATATTCTTTTGTTTCCTCCTTGTGTTCTTCTCTATATTGTTTTTTTTGTTCTGCTATATTCTCCTTATTATCTAAATACCATTCAGCTTTAGTTCTTAACGGTATAAACTTATTTATACAAGTATTGCTTTCAATATGAAATCTCTCTCGTCTCAATAGTTGCTCTTTTGTTTCACAATTGATATTTTCTATTAAGACTATACTATAATCGCCTCTTTCAATGATTTGAAATGATTTAACATTACTGGATTTTTTTCCTCTCTTCCAACAATTATAACAATCTCTGTGTTTTGCTAATCTCCTTGCTAAAGTTGGCTCACAAGTTGAGCCGATATATATTTCTCCCGTAATATTACAAACGATTTTGTATATTTTTCCGTTATTATAATTAACCATTGTTATACTCTTTTATACTCTTTAATCTTTAAGCCCTTTTCAAATTCAATTTTTTTTAATGTTTGTCTTAATTTGGAAAGAAATGATTTTTTGTTTTTATTATAAACACCATTTCTACACTCTTGATTACGAATGTATTTACATCAACAAGAGCGAAATTAATTGGGGCAACTACTCCAGTTCCGTTACTATAAATATATTCAGGGGCTGAATTACTTGTCATATCTACAGTAGATGTTGTATTCCAGCTTGTCATTACTTTATTATTTCCAAGAGCATCTCCATCTATTTTTGCTTTTGATGTGGTTGAACTTCCCGTTTGGAAACTACCATTAATATCTGCTCCAACAGCAATTCCAGTTATACTTGGTAATTCTTGTTCTGTTAAAGAAATATTTGCGAATACAACTCCTGAACTTGTTGGAGTTGGTTGAGATTGACCTACTACATTATCAAATTTTGGAACAAAACCTACTAAATCAGGCACATTAAATTCACC